GTTTCAAATATGACATCAGTTGCAAGAACACCAGCAAGCACAACAAAAAGTTTTTTAGATCAACTACAAGAGACAGCAGGTTTACTATCAAACGAAATAGCAGGCGTTGGCAATTTTACACCTCGACTTGCATCTGATTTTGTTACTACACCTTTTGGTGAGCGAGTAGCTAGAAATATAGTTAGGGGCAATCAATTTTTAATGCCTAATTTAAGCGGTTCTACTTACACACCAGGTAATTTTAGCCTTGCACCAGGTGCAGGATTTAACTTTGGTAATTTAGGAACATATAATCCAGGTGCTTTTAACCAATTTTATCAAGCACCAATGACATTACCAGCTATGACTACTACCACAACAACAAGTCAAATGCGTGGCGGTGGAGAAAATAGAGACAGAAGCCCAATGACAGACAATCGTAGTATTGGTCAAATAACATCAGATTTAGAAAGTGCTACTGCAAGAAATGCTTTGTTAGGACTTATTAATCCTGTCTTTGGATTTTTGGGAACTGTAAAAACATTAGATGATAAAAGAAAAGTTCAGGAATATAAACAACGTCAATTTGAAAATGCAAAAAGTATAGAGGATAACCAAAGAGCAAGTGATGCAGTAAGTGGTTTTGCTGGTGATACTACAGTCGGAGACGCAAGTACTTTAGGAGGCACTGGAGGTAGAAGAGGTGGAGCTGGTGGAAACAGAGGTGGACCTACAGGACCTGGCGGCACAACAAGTGGACCCCCAGGTAGAGAAGGACCTGGCAGATAATGGCTAGTAAACAAAACCTAGAATATATTTATCAGTACATTGATAGCACTGAAGACTTTCAGCGTATCGTTGAAGATTTGGCAAATCAACTTATTACGTATCACAACACAGAAAACCAAGAAGTTGTTGCATGGTTTCTTGCATAAACTGTGATCATAATTGTCACTGCGGTGACAATGGTGTTTGCAAAGTTTGTAAATGTGCTAACTGCGAACATCCAAACGCACTAGATGAGTTTTGGAAAAGATTAGAAGATAACGCAGGAGCAATGATAAATTTAACGAAACATAGAGATTAATGGCACACACATATAAAAACAGCAAAGTAGATTTATCATCTACCAGTGATACAGTTTTATACACTGTACCTGCTGCTACAACGAGTATTGTAAAAAGTATTTTAGTATCAAACGATGATACGAGTAACGCTTGTCATATAACAGTTACACTGTTAAATACAAGCAACACAGTATTTAGTTTGTTTAAAGAAAAAAACATAACTGCAAAAACAACTGAAGAATTACTGACACATCCGATGGTAATGAACACAGATGAAGAACTGAAAGTACAAGCACAAAATGCTGACGATCTTCACGTAGTATGCAGTTATTTAGAGGTTACATGATTGGTGTTGTTCAAATACCTCAAGAAAACATAGAATCAGTTTGGACTTTAGTAGATGATGCAATTACAAAAGCATTAGCTTACTCTGGTCATCATTATAACACACAAGATGTATTAGATGCCTGTAAAAACGGTGATAATCAGTTGTGGTTAGTTTGGGATGAGGAGACAAAACCAAAACTAAAAGGTGTTGTGGTTACTAAAATAATCGTAAGGCCTAACTCAAAAGTTGCAAACATATTTATTTGCACTGGAAAACAAAGAAAACTTTGGCAGGATAGATTGCACGAAGTTGAGAAATGGGCTAAAGATAATAAGTGTACGCACTTTGAAACTTATGCCAGACCAGGATGGTCTAAATTATTAAAACAAAAAGGGTATAAAATTACCCATTACTTACTAGAAAAGAAATTGGAGGAATAAGTATGTCAAGTGGCGGAAATGATACCACTGTTCAAACAACTCAGCCTTACGCACCTGCGGAACCCTTTTTAAGGGATATATTAGGCGAAGCACAGAATATTTACAGAAGTGGTGTAGGAAGACAGTTTTTTCCAAGCAGTACAGTAGTACCGTTTGCAGAACAAACGCAAGAGGCTCTTAGGTTACAACAGGCCGCAGCATTAGAACAAATGCAACCTTCAACATTGCAAGGTCAAGCTGCAACAACTTTAGGTAATCTTGCTAGTGGCACTGCATCAAATCAGTTTTTAGATCAGGTAAGACAAGGCATAACATCTGATGTTGTGAGTAATATTCAGACACAATTCGGTGGTATGGGTAGAACTGGCACAAGTCCAGCAGCACAACAAGCAGTTGCACGTGGAGTAACACAAGCCTATGC